ACTATGGAACAAATCACATTAACCAAAGAAGAGTGTGTCGAACAATGCATCAATAAAGACTTAAAACTTTTAGATTATCGAGTTCAACAAATTTTAGAAGGTGTTCTATCAGAAAGTACCACATACGGTGATGCAAGAAATAAATTAGAAACATTGAAAATTATTGCTGAATCTCATTTTAAAACCGAACATGCTTCAGTTATTTACAAATTAGCATTGAAAAAGTTAGACAAAAAATCAACGCCACTCCAATTAAAGAGTGACGAAAAAGGAGGATTTCAAATGTTTAAGATTTTAAATGATATAAAAACTTCTTTAAAAAACCATCCTTGGGGTTGGAAAGAGCACTTACCTTATTTGCTGATGTTAACTCTGTCACTTGTGGCTCTGATTCTCGGTGTTCTGTCCGCGATTCTATGATAACAGGTTTTATATAGATTCCTTACCTCCTCTCTGTAGGAGATAACAATATTATACACGAAAGGAGATGTAACAAATGAGTGAACCAATCAAAGAAAAGTTAGAACTACTAATTCTTAAAACACTTAAACATAAAGAAAATTCAACATCTATCATCAGTAATGACGAGTTAGAAAAGCTATTTAATATGTATAAATATTTAAATGAGCCTAATCAAAAAAGGGTTTGGATAGTAGATTTAATCCCATGCGTAGCTTTGATTTGTGCAACTAGCATTCTAGTAACGCTTTTATTACTAGTGATGCAATTGCTATAGAAATACTGATGATTGTACCAAGAATCCATCTAATCCAGCTGTTACGCGCGGAAAAATAAACATCTTTACCTTTAGATGTTATAGACACGTAACCACTGTATTTCATATACAGAATCGAGAATGAAGAATCTTCAGAAATTTCGAGGTCGTTCTCAACTTGAGTAATCCATTCTTTGCGAAGCATGTATTCAAAGTCTTTATGCTGATCAGATAGTTTTATTTTTTCTTTGCTACAGGCTTTATGTAGTACTAAAAAAGTTGAGATATTCACACACATCACCTCCTTAGGTTGATAACAACATTATACACGAAAAGAGATGTAACAAATGAACATTCAAAAAGTAATGAAATTAATATTGAAAAAAATTCATGAGATGAGGGAGATTTTAAAAAAGTTCAACAAAAATATCAGACACAAAGATCTAATTGTCATCAAAGTGAAAGATGAAAACAGCGTTCCATTAGTCATTTATAAAGGTGGAGAGCTGAAGAGCAAACGAGTAGTTAAATTTTTATGGGTAACTAGAAACGGAAATTACGAAGGTGGTTACGACATAAACATAGAGCATTATGCAAAGAGTGAAAAAGGCAGACCCGGTAGATATGAAAAATCAGGATTTAGAAGTTTGTTTTTTAAGGAGGATTCACAGTGAACAAATTGTATAAAACAACCCTCCTCATCACAATGGCAGTTGTGACGTGGAAGGTTTGGAAGATTGAGAAGCACACTAGAAAACCTGTGATTAGTAGCAGGGCGTTGAGTGACTATCTAAACAACAAATCTTTAACCATACCGAAAGATGCTGAAAATTCTACTGAATCTGCTCGTCGCCTTTTGAAGTTCGCCGAACAAACTATTAGCAAATAACAACATTATACACGAAAGGAAAGATAGAAATGTCAAAAATCATAGTACCACCAACACCAGAAAACACATATAGAGGCGAAGAAAAATTTGTGAAAAAGTTATACGCAACACCTACACAAATCCATCAATTGTTTGGAGTATGTAGAAGTACAGTATACAACTGGTTGAAATATTACCGCAAAGATAATTTAGGTGTAGAAAATTTATACATTGATTATTCACCAACAGGCACTCTGATTAATATTTCTAAATTGGAAGAGTATTTGATCAGAAAGCATAAAAAATGGTATTAGGAGGATATTAAATGAGCGACACATATAAAAGCTACCTATTAGCAGTACTATGCTTCACAGTCTTAGCGATTGTACTCATGCCGTTTCTATACTTCACTACAGCGTGGTCAATTGCGGGATTCGCAAGTATCGCAACATTCATATTCTATAAGGAATACTTTTATGAAGAATAAAAAAACTGCTACTTGCGCCAACAAGTAACAGTAACAAACATTTAAGAAATAAAATTCAAGTTAAATATAAAACGAAAAACGGAGGAAGTCAACCATGACTAAAAATTATAAAGACATGACGCAGGAAGAAATAAAAGACTTATTATCTGAAAAAAATGGAGAATTGTTTGAAGTAGTGAATGAAATCAATAAAGAAACTGAATTTGCTGTTTTACTTTTTTCAACTGTAGGGGTTAGCAATGGAGATACTACATCATCGTCACATTGTGCGCTTGGGGATATTGTAGGTCTTGCTAATTTATTGAATAACGAAAATGATTACCACGATATCGCTAATGTTATTGAAATGTATAAATTAAAAAAATTCTCGGTATAGATGACGACAAGGAGGACTAAAACAATGTATTACGAAATAGGCGATATCATACACAAAAATATTCATGTTAACGGATTCGATTTTAAGCTATTCATTTTAAAAGGTCATATGGGCATATCAATACAAGTTAAAGATATGAACAACGTACCAATTAAACATGCTTATGTCGTAGATGAGAATGACTTAGATATGGCATCAGACTTATTCAACCAAGCGATAGATGAATGGATTGAAGAGAACACAGATGAACAGGACAGACTAATTAACTTAGTCATGAAATGGTAGAGGGGGATTAACTAATGGCTAATCTATATGAGCTATCAGAAGCATTTAAAGAGATGTCTAATCAAGATGAATTAGACCAAACATTATTAAAAGACACATTAGATTCTATCCAAGCAGAAATGAATGTCAAAGTAGATAACATCGTCAATTGGAGACGCGAAACATTAGGTGACATAGATGTCATAGATAAAGAGATTAAGAGACTTCAAAATTTAAAAAAACAAAAACAAAATTTAACTGATCGATTAAGAGATTACTTAAAAGAGATGTTAGAAACACAGGAAGTAGATAGTTACCGCACAGCTACTAATCATATTTACAAGCGTAAAAACGGGGCTAGTAAAAATATTATCGATGAAAAACTTATTCCAAAGGATTATTGGCTATCACAAGCCCCGAAACTTAATTCTAAGCAACTAATCGATGATTTGAAAGCTGGCAAAGATATTCCGGGTGCTGAATTAAAGGTAACGGAAAGTTTGGTGATTAAGTGATGAGTGAGGAACAAGACATTTTACAAGAACTAGGTATTGAAGAAATTAACGAAGATACTCAGAACTATTATTCAATTATGGTATATGGCAAATCAGGAACCGGAAAGACGACTTTAGCCACTAGAGAAAACAACGCTTTTATTATTGATATTCACGAAGATGGCACTCAAGTAACGCGGCAAGGTTTTGTGAAGAGGGTCGACAATTACATTGCTTTTAGAAACACAATTACGAGTATTGAATCGATTGTAAATACAGCTAGACAAAGAGGAAAGTTACTTGATGTGGTTGTAATTGAAACAGCACAAAAGTTAAGAGATATAACGCTGACTCATGTGATGAACACGCACCAAGTCAAAAAAGCAAGAATTCAAGATTATGGGGAAACATCTAAATTAATTGTTAACTCGATTAGGCACCTATTAAAGGTTAAAGATAAGCTCGGATTTCACGTTGTGCTTACAGGACATGAAGGGCTTAACTCAGAAGATAAAGATGAGAACGGAAAAATTATTAACCCTAGAATATCAATTGAAGTACAACCGGCAATACACAACAACTTAGTAACTCAGTTCGACATTATAGGACACACATTTATAGAAGATCATACAGATGAGAACGGAAATGCGACACACAATTATGTGTTTTCTGTAGAACCTTCTAATTTATATACAACTAAAGTTAGGCATAATCCGCAAATAACAATCAATAATCCAGGTATTAAAAATGCTTCAATTTCAAAAATTATAGATATGGCACAAAACGGAAACTAATAAAAAACTAAAAAGGACGGTATTTAATTATGAAAATCACAGGACAAGCGCAATTTACTAAAGAAACAAATCAAGAAAAGTTTTATAACGGCTCAGCAGGGTTTCAAGCTGGAGAATTCACAGTGAAAGTTAAAAATATTGAATTCAATGATAGAGAAAATAGATATTTCACAATCGTATTTGAAAATGATGAAGGCAAACAATATAAACATAATCAATTTGTACCGCCGTATAAATATGATTTCCAAGAAAAACAATTGATTGAATTAGTTACTCGATTAGGTATTAAGTTAAATCTTCCTAGCTTAGATTTTGATACCAATGATCTTATTGGTAAGTTTTGTCACTTGGTATTGAAATGGAAATTCAATAAAGATGAAGGTAAGTATTTTACGGATTTTTCATTTATTAAACCTTACAAAAAGGGCGATGATGTTGTTAACAAACCTATTCCGAAGACAGATAAGCAAAAAGCTGAAGAAAATAACGGGGCACAACAACAAACATCAATGTCTCAACAAAGCAATCCATTTGAAAGCAGTGGCCAATTTGGATATGACGACCAAGATTTAGCGTTTTAAGGTGTGGTTTAAATGCAATACATTACAAGATACCAGAAAGACAATGACGGCACTTATTCCGTCGTTGCTACTGGTGTTGAACTTGAACAAAGTCACATTGACTTGCTAGAAAACGGATATCCACTAAAAGCAGAAGTAGAGGTTCCGGACAATAAAAAGTTATCTATAGAACAACGCAAAAAAATATTCGCAATGTGTAGAGATATAGAACTTCACTGGGGCGAACCAGTGGAATCAACTAGAAAATTATTACAAACAGAATTGGAAATTATGAAAGGTTATGAAGAAATCAGTCTGCGTGACTGTTCAATGAAAGTTGCAAGGGAGTTAATAGAACTGATTATAGCGTTTATGTTTCATCATCAAATACCTATGAGTGTAGAAACGAGTAAGTTGTTAAGCGAAGATAAAGCGTTATTATATTGGGCTACAATCAACCGCAACTGTGTAATTTGCGGAAAGCCTCACGCTGACCTAGCACATTACGAAGCAGTAGGTAGAGGCATGAACAGAAACAAGATGAATCACTACGACAAACATGTATTAGCGTTATGTCGCGAACATCACAACGAGCAACATGCAATTGGTGTTAAGTCGTTTGATGATAAATATCACTTGCATGACTCGTGGATAAAAGTTGATGAGAGGCTCAATAAAATGTTGAAAGGAGAGAAAAAGGAATGAATAGACTAAGAATAATAAAAATAGCACTCCTAATCGTCATCTTGGCGGAAGAGATTAGAAATGCTATGCATGCTGTAAAAGTGGAGAAAATTTTAAAATCTCCGTTTAGTTAATACAGGTTTTTACAAAAGCTTTACCATAGGCGGACAAACTAATTGAGCCTTTTTTGATGTCTATTACCCAGGGGCTGTAATGTAACTTTAATACTTCAAATTCAATGCCAGAAAGTTTACTTATTGTTTCTAGGTTGTGTCCTGACTTTAACATTCTTTTAACAAATTCTAATCCCGAAACAAATCTTTGTTTTTCTATAATCTTATTAAAGTGATTTAAAAACTGAGGAGCATAAAACTTATTATAAATTCCTTTTTTTGTTAAGTAAGACATGTCAAAAGTTTCATTTAAAACCCCTAACCTTACTAGGTTATTAATTGAAATTTCGGTTGATTCTATATCTAACGGAGAGTCTTTTATTAACGTGTCCGATATATTCATACCGTCATTCTTTGGGTTTAAAACCGCTCTATATTTAACGGCAGGATGTACTTCGTGATTCTTTAAATGTTTTAAAAGAATAGCATCATTTGGGGATAATTGTTTAATTATTTCAACAAATGAATGGTGGGTTAATGAGTTTTTTCTGTCATCCATAGATGATGCTATTAGTTTTGCGAACATATTACTTAAAGTTTTTTCACTAATGTAAAACTTTGAAGCTTCTAGAGCAGGACCTAGAAGAGAAAATTGTGGTTCTTGTAAATTATTTTCAGGTACAGAAGATATTTCTTTTTTAAATTGTTCTTTGAATTTTTCAAATTCTACTTCTCTTTGATAAATAACTTTATCCACATAAAGGTGGAATTTCCCAAAGACAAGTTCCCAAGTTTTAGAGAATGTTTCTACAGGCCCTTTTGATGCGCCTTCAATAATTTTATCAATACCTTTACCTAAAATAGGATCCATAATTATTCACCCCCAATCTAACGCAATAGCGATAATAAAATTATACCAGAAAGGAGATAACGAAATGGCAACATTTAGAACGATAAAAGAAAGTGGCGATTTTGTAACTGTGCATAAATCTTTTGTGTTCGATAGTAATTTAAGTGCTAAAGCTAAAGGGATATTATTGTATTTCCTAAGTCGTCCTGACAATTGGCAAATATACACGTCAGAAGTAGTTAAACATATGAATGATGGACAAAAATCAATCAATAGTGGCGTTCAAGAACTTATGGATAATAAATATGTTCACAGAATACAAAAAAGAGCTGAAAACGGTGTGTTTAAAGGTTTTGAATACTTAGTTTACGAAAAACCAACCGAAATGCCATTTTCGGAAAACGGATTATCGGCAAACGGGTTTTCGGAAAACGGAAAAACGGAAAACCGAAAAGGGCGTACTACTAATAATAATAGTACTAATAATGATTTAACTAATAATAACAATACTAATAATGATGGAAGTATATTGTCGGGCAACCCGACTGTGTATTCCATTCCCTATAAAGAAATTATCGAATACTTAAACAAAAAAACAGGAAAGCATTTTAAACACAATACAGCTAAATCAAAAGATTTTATTAAAGCAAGATGGAATCAAGATTTTAGGTTGGAGGATTTTAAAAAGGTGATTGATATCAAAACAGCTGAGTGGCTAAACACGGATAGCGATAAATACCTTAGACCAGAAACACTTTTTGGCAATAAATTTGAGGGGTACCTCAATCAAAAAGCGCAACCAACTGGCATAGATCAATTGGAACGCATGAAGTACGACGAAAGTTATTGGGATTAGGGGGATATTATGAAACCACTATTCAGCGAAAAGATAAACGAAAGCTTGAAAAAATATCAACCTACTCATGTCGAAAAAGGATTGAAATGTGAGAGATGTGGAAGTGAATACGACTTATATAAGTTTGCTCCTACTAAAAAACACCCGAATGGTTACGAGTATAAAGACGGTTGCAAATGTGAAATCTATGAGGAATATAAGCGAAACAAGCAACGGAAGATAAACAACATATTCAATCAATCAAACGTTAATCCGTCTTTAAGAGATGCAACAGTCAAAAACTACAAGCCACAAAATGAAAAACAAGTACAAGCTAAGCAAACAGCAATAGAGTACGTACAAGGCTTCTCTACAAAAGAACCAAAATCATTAATATTGCAAGGTTCATATGGAACTGGTAAAAGCCACCTAGCATACGCTATCGCAAAAGCAGTTAAAGCTAAAGGGCATACAGTTGCTTTTATGCATATACCAATGTTGATGGATCGTATCAAAGCGACATACAACAAAAATGCAGTAGAGACTACAGACGAACTAGTCAAATTACTTAGTGAGATTGATTTACTTGTACTAGATGATATGGGTGTAGAAAACACAGAACACACTATAAATAAACTTTTCAGCATTGTTGATAACAGAGTAGGTAAAAACAACATCTTTACAACTAACTTTAGTGATAAAGAACTAAATCAAAATATGAACTGGCAACGTATAAATTCGAGAATGAAAAAAAGAGCAAGAAAAGTAAGAGTAATCGGAGACGATTTCAGGGAGCGAGATGCGTGGTAATCACAAAACAAAATATAAAAGAAATATTACATTGTAGAGATGTATATGCTCAAAAGATGATTGATTTTGCAAACGGAGACCAAGAGAAACTTAAAAAACTTATTGATGATAAGTTGAAAGAAAAAGAAGAAAGACCCGCAATCGTCGAATATTAAGGAGTGTTAAAAATGCCGAAAGAAAAATATTACTTATACCGAGAAGATGGCGCGGAAGATATTAAGGTCATCAAACATGAAGATAACGAGAATGAAGTTTATTCGCTCACAGGAGCCCATTTCAGCGACGAAAAGAAAATTATGACTGATAGTGACCTAAAACGATTTAAAGGCGCTCACGGACTTCTATATGAGCAAGAGCTAGGTTTACAAGCAACGATATTTGATATTTAGAGGTGGCGCAATGAGTAAATACAATGCTAAGAAAGTTGAGTACAAAGGAATTGTATTTGATAGCAAAGTAGAGTGTGAATATTACCAATATTTAGAAAGTAATATGAATGGCACTAATTATGATCATATCGAAATACAACCGAAATTCGAATTATTACCAAAACTAGATAAACAACGAAAGATTGAATATATTGCAGACTTCGCGTTATATCTCGATGACAAACTGATTGAAGTTATCGACATTAAAGGTATGCCAACCGAAGTAGCAAAACTTAAAGCTAAGATTTTCAGACATAAATACAGAAACATAAAACTCAATTGGATATGTAAAGCACCTAAGTACACAGGCAAAACATGGATTACTTACGAGGAATTAATTAAAGCAAGACGAGAACGCAAAAGAGAAATGAAGTGATCTAATGCAACAACAAGCATATATAAACGCAACGATTGATATAAGAATACCTACAGAAGTTGAAAATAAGCATTTTGGTGATGTGGATAAAGAAAAAGAAACGCTGGCAGATTACTTATATAACAATCCTAACGAAATACTAGAGTATGACAATTTAAAAATTAGAAATGTAAATGTAGAGGTGGAATAAATGGCGAAAACAGCAAGAATTGTAAGGATACACGATAAACCTTATAGGTTCAGTAAATTTGAAATGGAATTAATTGAAAGTCACGGTATAACACCCGGAATGGTTTCTAAAAGAGTAAAAGACGGTTGGGAACTACATGAAGCAATGGACGCACCAGAAGGCATGCGTTTAAGCGAGTACAGAGAAAAGGAAACAATAGAAAGACTGGAACAAGCTAGACTCGAACGTAAATTGGAAAGACAGCGAAAGAAAGAGGCAGAGCTAAGAAGAAAGAAGCCACATTTATTTAATGTGCCTCAAAAACATTCACGTGATCCGTACTGGTTTGATACTACTTATAACCAAATGTTTAAGAAATGGCAGGAAGTATAAATGCCTAAAACCGATAGCGCACGCAAAGAATACTTAAACCAATTTTTCGGATCTAAGAGATATCTGTATCAGGATAACGAACGAGTGGCACATATCCATGTAGCAAATGGCACTTATTACTTTCATGGGCATATCGTACCAGGTTGGCAAGGCGTGAAAAAGACATTTGATACAGCTGAAGAGCTTGAAACATATATAAAGCAACAGGATTTGGAATATGAGGAACAGAAGCAACTAACTTTATTTTAGAGGAGGTTATGAAAGTGAACTATGAAACAGGATTCCAAATAGGCGTAATGGAAGCTAGGTTGAAGAAGATGAGAAAACAACGTGATGAGTACAAGAAGCAACGTGACGAGCTTATTGGGGATATAGCTAAGTTAAGAGAGCGTAACGAAGAGCTGGAGAACATGTGGCGCACAGTCAAAAATGAATTGCTTGGAAGATACGAACATTACTGTTTTAAATTTAGAGAACTACACCCTGAGAGCAAAGCGAACAGGATAGGAGCTCTCTATATAGGAGGTAAAAGCACTGCAGATATTATAATGTCGCGAATGGAAGAACTAGACGGAACAAATGAGTTCTACGAATTTTTAGGGCAAATGGAGGAAGACACAAATGAATAACCGTGAACAAATAGAACAATCCGTTATAAGTGCTAGTGCGTATAACGGCAATGACACAGAGGGATTACTAAAAGAGATTGAGGACGTGTATAAGAAAGCACAAGCGTTTGATGAAATACTTGAGGGTTTACCTAATGCTATGCAAGATGCACTCAAAGAAGATATTGGTCTTGATGAAGCAGTAGGGATTATGACGGGGCAAGTGGTCTATAAATATGAGGAGGAGCAGGAAAATGACTAACACATTACAAGTAAAACTATTATCAGAAAATGCTAGAATGCCCGAACGAAATCATAAGACGGATGCAGGTTATGACATATTCTCAGCTGAAACTGTCGTACTTGAGCCACAAGAAAAGGCAGTGATCAAAACAGATGTAGCTGTAAGCATACCAGAGGGCTATGTCGGACTATTAACTAGCCGTAGTGGTGTAAGTAGTAAAACGCATTTAGTGATTGAAACAGGCAAGATAGACGCGGGATATCATGGTAATTTGGGGATTAATATCAAGAATGATGCACAAGTATATTTAACAACTAACGAACAGTGTTTTGATATACAAGGAGAAATGGAAAATTCTTTTGTAAATAATGCTAAGAAAAAACCTTTTACTATAAATGATTATTACGAAATATATAAAGGCGACAAACTAGCTCAATTGGTTATCGTGCCTATATGGACACCTGAACTAAAGCAAGTGGAGGAATTCGAGAGTGTTTCAGAACGTGGAGCAAAAGGCTTCGGAAGTAGCGGAGTGTAAAGACATCTTAGATCGAGTCAAGGAGGTTTTGGGGAAGTGACGCAATACTTAGTCACAACATTCAAAGATTCAACAGGACGCAAGCATACACACATAACTCGAGCTAAAAGCAATCAAAGGTTTACAGTTGTTGAGGCAGAGAGTAAAGAAGAAGCGAAAGAGAAATATGAGTCACAAAATACACCTATTGTTTACTACACTAATAATTCTAAAGTGACCTTATTCGAAAGACCTAGTGAAGAAGTATTAGGTTCTTTGTTCGAAAAGAAATAAAATCATTAAAGAGGGGAGATAATAATGTTTAATACACCTAAAATGAAATTACCAGAAAAGCACACCGAGGTATTTAAGACGTATAAAAATGGAACGCCAGAAGAAAAAGCTGAGATTGAAGGCTGTTTTATTAAAACTGTTAAAGATGAAGATAGTGAATTTTACAGCCCTATGTTAGCCAGTCTAAATGAACAACAGTTAAAGAGTATGTTGAGACAGGTACTTTTTTTGATTGATACAGGAGATGACAATGATGATTAAACAAATATTAAGACTAATATTCTTACTAGCAATGTATGAGCTAGGTAAGTATGTAACGGAGCAAGTATATATTATGATGACGGCTAATGATGATGTAGAGGTGCCGAGTGATTACGTCTTTCGAGCGGAGGTAAGTGAGTGATGTGGATTACTATGACTATTGTATTTGCTATATTGCTATTAGTTTGTATCAGTATTAATAGTGATCGTGCAAGAGAGATACAAGCACTCAGATATATGAATGATTATCTACTTGATGAAGTAGTTAAAACTAAAGGATACAACGGGTTAGAAGAATACAGGATTGAATTGAAGCGAATAAATAACGATATTAAAAAGTAATTTATATTATCGGAGGTATTGCATGTATAACAGGAAAGAAATACGTGAAATGATAGATAACTACAAGTGGATGAAGAACATAATAGACAGTAAAGTCTACGATAACGAAAGTACATCAATTGCACAATATGGTTATCAATCTGCGATGCCAAAAGCTAAAGGCACGACTAGCAATAAAGTGTTAGTGAAAGTTATAAACAAAAACAAAGCGCTTAGAAAGTACGATTACTTGATTAAGAAGATAGCGTTCATTGATGAATATGAAGAATACATCACGAATGAAAAAGATTATCATATTTTACAAATGTTAAAACAACGAGAAAGCCATAATAGGATCATGAGCATTCTTGATATAGGCAGAGACAATTTTTATTCTAGAGTAAAAGATATAGTAAATATACTTTATAACTTGCAACAAGAAACCGACAGTTCGGACACATCGTACAGTTCGGACACATCGTACAGTTCGGACTAATTTTGATGCTACATATTGTTTTTTATTATAATTGCTGTGTAGCAAAACATTTATATTTCTTTTGAACTCTCACATTAAGTGAGGGTTTTTATTTTTATAAACAAGAGGTGGAGAATGGAGATATCAAAGTACCAAGAGATAGCTACACGTACACACAATGATGAATTGAATTTAAATGAATCTATTACTTGTTACGGCTTAGGTTTAACTCAATCTACAGGCAATGTTACAGATCTAATTAAACAGCATATGTTTTGTAATGTACCGATAGATAAAGGAATTATGATAAATGAACTTAGCGAAGCATTGTGGAATATAGCTAATCTTACTAACGTGTTAGGTATTAACTTGGATGAGATAGCTGGTCATAGTGTTAACACTATCTTGATGAATAAACCTAATCAGACTATCAATTTAGACAATGGTATAAAACAAGGAGACAAAGTATTGTTTCAAGGTAGTAAGTATCTTGTTGATGGATCGATAGGAAACTTATTGTTAATTAGCAATGATAAAGATGATAGACAAGTAACTGTGCAAGATGTTAAGAAAGTCGACAAGGAGTGATGGCATTGTCTATTATGAAGCGATGTGGTCATCCAACATGTAATGTATTGATTAATCATAATGAAAGTTATTGTGATAAACACAAGCAATATGCAAATGAAAATTACAATGATTTGAGACGTCGAAACGATCCAGAGTATTTAAGATTTTATAAATCGAAAACGTGGCAAAACATGCGTCGAATTGTATTGTTAGAACATGATTTTATTTGTGTTTCTTGTGGCAATCAAGCGACTATGGTTGACCATATTGTACCAACAAAAATTGATTGGGCAAGAAGATTAGACAAAAGTAATTTACAGCCTTTGTGTGATGCTTGCCATAACCAAAAGACAAAAGAAGATTTGAAGAAATATTAAAAAAGATAAAAATAGGAAGTCCCCCCAAAGATGAAACGGGCGTCAATGAAAGGTTCTGGAGAACGGAGCAGAGTTTTCTTCTCAAAAAATTCCCTTTATTTAAGTTTTTTTAGTAGGAGGTGCTAATTTATGGCGGGTAGACCTAAGAAGCTTTTGTCAAATTCGAACAAGAATTATACAAAAGAAGAAATTATTGAAAAAGAGCGTCAAGAAGCTCAATTAAATAAATTTTCTAAAATCGATACTGAACCACCGCACTTTTTAGATGAAATAGCGAAACAAGAATACTTAAGAATATTACCGCACATGCAAGAATTGCCAATTTCCAACTTAGATAAAGCACAATTAGCACAATATTGTAGTTTTTATAGTGACTTTGTTAAAGCAAGTTTGATTTTAGAGCGCGAAGACTTGATTTTAGAAGACGACAAAGGAAATCAAAAGGTTAATCCGGCGTTCAACATAAAGGAAAAAGCGGGTATTCGATTGCAACAAACAGCTAATACTTTAGGATTAACTATTGATAGCCGATTGCGTATTATGGTTCCTGATGAAAAAGAAGATGATGATCCATATATGGAATTTGTGAGTGATTAGTAATGACTGATTATGTTACTAAATACGCAAAAAAGGTAGTTTCAGGAGAAATTTTGGCAAGTTTGAAGAATATTCAAGTATGTAAACGTCACCTATCTTTTATGGAGAACCCGCCGAATGGTTGCCATTGGGATAATCATTTGTCTAACAAAGCAATTAAATTTGTGGAAATGCTTCCAGACCCTAAAACAAACCAGCCCATGCCTCTTATGGAGTTTCAGAAATTCATTGTTGGGAGCTTATACGGCTGGCGTAGAGGTCAATACAGAATGTTTACTAAAGCTTATATAAGTATGGCTAGAAAACAAGGTAAGTCTCTAATCGTATCCGGAATGTCCGTTAACGAACTGTTGTTTGGACAATACCCTAAATTTAATAGACAAATTTATGTAGCTTCATCTACTTATAAGCAAGCGCAAACAATATTCAAGATGGCAAGCCAACAAGTAAACCTAATGCGAAGTAAAAGCAAGTTTATCCGTGAAAAAACAGACGTAAGAAAGACAGACATTGAAGATGTATTAAGTAGTTCAGTGTTTGCACCTCTTTCCAATAACCCAGATGCGGTTGATGGTAAAGATCCTACAGTTGCTATTTTGGACGAATTGGCAAGTATGCCTGATGATGAGATGTACTCAAGGTTTAAAACAGGTATGACATTACAAAAAAATCCTTTAACCCTACTTGTTTCAACGGCCGGAGACAATTTAAATAGTCAAATGTACCAAGAGTATAAGTATATTAAACGTATTTTAAATGAAGAAGTAAGAGCTGATAATTACTTTGTATATTGTGCTGAAATGGATTCACAAGAAGAAGTTCAAGATGAAACAAAGTGGATTAAAGCAATGCCGCTTTTAGAATCAAAAGAACATAGAAAAACTATACTTCAAAATGTAAAAGCTGATATACAAGACGAATTAGAAAAAGGGACATCGTATCATAAGATTTTGATTAAAAACTTCAATTTATGGCAAGCGCAAAGAGAAGATAGCTTGCTAGATATTTCAGATTGGGAACAAGTAATAACGCCTATGCCTAATATCAATGGTAAAGATGTGTATATAGGTGTCGACTTATCGAGATTGGATGACTTAACATCTGTAGGGTTTATTTTCCCTAACGACGATAAAAAAGTGTTTTTACATAGTCATTCTTTCATTGGATTAAGAACAAACTTAGAACAAAAATCTAAGAGAGACAAAATAAATTATGAATTAGCGATTGAACGTGGAGAAGCTGAGACTACACAATCAGATAGCGGCATGATTGATTATAAACAAGTTATCGATTTTATAGTGAAATTTATAACGACGCATGACCTGAATGTACAGGCTGTTTGCTATGACCCTTGGAATGCGCAAAGTTTTATAACAACAATCGAATCAATGGCTTTAGATTGGCCACTCATTGAAGTGGGACAAAGTTTTAAGGCGTTATCACAATCTATTAAAGAATTTAGAATGTGGGTTGCAGATGAAAGAATACAGCATAACGATAATATGTTACTTACAACATCAGTTAATAATGCCGTTTTGATTCGTGACGGAGAAGACAATGTGAAAATAAATAAAAAAATGAATCGTCAAAAAATAGATCCGATTATTTCGATTATCACAGCTTTCACTGAAGCTAGAATGCACGAATTCCAAGAAAATTGGACGGAGAAATATGAAAGCGAAGAATTCGGATTTTAAAGGTGGTGACAAAATGGACTTGAATAAAATAAATGTCTTTTTTAATTTCTTGGTTGCTAATTTGGTTAGCATCCTTTTTTTATTAGGTTTGTTTGTGGTTAATGTTTCTGTGTATAAAGCATTCGGTCAAAATATAGGACTTTTATGCATTGGTATAACACTGATTGTTATTTCGTTGATTTTAAATCACGAAAGCAATCAAGAAAGGAGTTAGTAGTTGTGGGGATTTTTTATAAAAATGAAAAACGAGACTTGCAATACAACGAAGATGATTTGCAAATGATGGTTCAAACTTTGCCAGGTTTTCAAGGAACAAAATTACGACAATATAAAGATATAGAAGCAATTAGGCATAGCGACATCTTTACTGCAGTTATGATGATTGCTTCTGATTTGGCGCGCATGCCAATTAGGGTGACAGTGAACGGCCAAATTAATTATAGTGACAGGATTGTTAATTTGTTAAATACACGTCCTAACCCAATGTATAACGGCTATATATTCAAATTAGTAGTGTTTGTTAGTGCCTTACTAACATCGCACGGCTATATTGAAATTACACGTGATAAAACAGGAGAACCTATGAATTTAACGTTCAGAAAGACATCCGAAATAGAATTGAAATTAGACGCAAGAGGTCGACTGTATTATTTTCATCAAAGGATAGACAGTAACGGAAATAATATAGAACGTAATGTTAAGTTTGAGGATATGCTAGACATCAAATTTTATTCGTTGGATGGTATAAATGGTTTGTCACTGTTAGACACATTAAGTCGCACGATAGAATCAGATAACAATGGAAAAGATTTCCTTAATAATTTCTTGCGAAATGGCACACATGCTGGTGGTATTTTGAAAATGAAAGGTGTATTAGATAATAAAAAAGCAAGAGACCGTGCCAGAGAAGAATTTCACAAAAGTTTTAGTGGAACTAAACAAGCTGGGAAAGTTGTCGTACTCGATGAATCAATGACGTTTGATCAATTAGAAGTTGATACAGAAGTTTTAAAGCTTATCAGAGAAAACAAATCATCAACAAGAGAAATAGCAGGTGTATTTGGTATTCCATTGCATAAGTTCGGCATAGAAACAGCGAACATGAGTATCACGGATGCTAATTTAGATTACTTATCAACTTTAAAACCTTATATTACATGCGTTTGTGCAGAATTGAATTTTAAGTTTAATGATGAATATGTGAATCGTGAATTTAAATTTGATACCACTGAAATACGAGTTGTTGATGAAAAAACACAAGCTGAAATTGACAAAATTAACATTGATTCTGGAAAGATGAATATCGATGAAATTAGACAACGTGATGGATTAGCGCCAATACCAGGCGGTAATGGTAGCATTCACAGAGTCGATTTAAACCATGTAAATATTGAACTTGTAGATGAGTATCAGATGAATAAATCGAGAGCTACTGATAAAAAATTGAAAGGTGGTGAGGAAAATGAGTAAGGAAACGAGAGTTGGCAACATTATTGAGGTACGCTCAAATGATAACAACGAAATGGTCATAGAGGGGTATGCGTTAAAGTTTGACACTTGGTCTGAAAATCTTGGTGGATTCAAAGAAACGATTTCACGTCGCGCTTTAGAAAACACTGATTTATCTGATGTGCGTTGTTTAGTAGATCATATCCCATCGCAAATAATTGGTAGGACAAAATCGGGTACTTTGGAGCTCGAAACTGATGATGTTGGACTTAAATATCGTTGTAAGTTACCAAACACAACATTTGCACGTGATTTATATGAGAACATGCGTGTAGGCAACATCAATCAATGTTCGTTTGGTTTTATGCTTGACGATAAAGGCGATGAAGTGCGTTTTGATGAACAAGAAAACATTTACAAACGTACTTTAACAGCAATTCGTGAACTTACAGATGTTTCTGTAGTGACTTATCCGGCTTACAAAGACACTGATGTTAAACCAGCATTACGTAGTATTGAAACCGTTAAAAAAGAACAACGTAAAAAAGAATTAGAAATAAGACTAAAGAAACACTCTATATTAAATAATATTTGGTGAAGTTGAACACCATTATCAAATACAGCCATTGGACATGCTGAATATAGCGATGTCTATTTTTTTATGCCAATTTTAGGAGGAAATTAAATGAAAACAAAAGAAGAGTTACAATCTGAGATTTCAGACATTAAAAGACAAATTGATTTAAAGGTGAAGTATGCAACGAGAGCACTTAATAACGATGAGTTAGAAAAAGCAGAAAAATTAGAACAAGAAATTACTGATTTACGTTCTCAAATCCAAGAAAAACAAGAAGAATTAGATAAGCTAAAAGAAAAAGATGGAACTTCAGAAAACAATCAACAATCAGTGGAAGTAAACGAAGCACGTACTTATCGAAACCAAGCAAACATTAATGATTTAGGTATTTCGATTCAAAACACAAAGGTAACATCACAAGAAGTTAGAGATTTTACTGAATATCTTGAAACACGCAATGATATTCAAGGTGGTTCGTTAAAAACAGACTCAGGATTTGTAGTTATTCCAGAGGAAATTGTTACAGATATTTTAAAATTAAAAGAGGTTGAGTTTAATCTTGATAAGTATGTGACGGTCAAACGTGTTACAAATGGTTCTGGTAAATATCCGGTAGTACGACAATCAGAAGTTGCAGCCCTTGAAAAAGTTGAAGAATTAGAAGAAAACCCTGAATTAGCAGTTAAACCATTCTTCCAATTAGCATATGACATTAATACACACCGTGGTTACTTCCGAATTTCACGTGAAGCAATCGAAGATGCAAAAGTGAATGTTTTGCAAGAATTGAAACTATGGATGGCGCGAACTATTGCAGCAACACGAAACAAAGCAATTATTGATGTTATCACTAAAGGATCAACGGGTTCTACAAGTTCAGGTTTTGAAAAAGAAGGCAAGAAATTAGAAGTTAAAAAAGCAAAATCTTTAGATGATATTAAAGATGCTATTAACCTGAATGTTAAGCCAAATTACGAACATAATGTTGCGATTGTTTCGCAAACTATGTTTGCAAAATTAGACAAAATGAAAGATAAGCTAGGAAACTATTTAATCCAGCCAGATGTTAAAGAAAAAACGCAACAGCGTTTATTAGGAGCTAAAATCGAAATTTTACCTGATGAAGTACTAGGGCAAAAAGGTAATAACACTTTGATTATCGGTAACTTAAAAGATGCGATTGTTTTATTTGACCGCTCTCAATACCAAGCATCATGGACTGACTACATGCATTTCGGAGAATGTTTAATGATTGCTGTACGTCAAGACTGTAGAATTCTAGATTATAAATCAGCAATTGTGATTGAATATGATGATAGTGAACGCGGTGAAGGCGATCTTGGCTTAGAAGCATAATAAGCGCTCGATACTTTATAAAGAGGTGATAAACTATGGCAATGTATGAAGTGAAGAAATCTTATACTGACTTGGAAAAAGGCCAGTATTTAAAGTCAGGTAAACGTGTTGAAATGACAGTAAAACGTGCTGAATATGTTAACAAAAAGCTGAAAGAGCATGGAGTAATACTTGAAAGAGTAAAAGAAGAATAGGTGATTGAATGCAATTAACAGCTGAGGAACTTAAGTTATTAAAAAAGCATTGCAAAATAGATCACAATTCAGAGGACGACTTATTAGAAATATATTACTCTTGGGCATTCCATGAAATAGCTAGCGCTGTTACGGATGAACCAAGTAAATATATTGATTGGTTTAAAAGTCATCCTCTATTTGCTCGTGCTATATACCCTTTAGCAAGTTACTATTTTGAAAACCGTATTGCTTATTTGGATAGGGATTTATCGCTTGCGCCACATATGGTTTTAAGTACGGTGCATAAATTGAGAGGTTCATTTGAGCGATTTTTGGAGAGTGAAAATGATGAAATTTAATTCCAATAAATTAAATGAACGTATAGATTTTTGTGAAGATGTAAGCGAGAGAGTGAACGGAAATCCGATGAAACCGAAGACGAAAATATTATACTCTTGTTTCGCTTGCATTCAAGAATCTAAAGAATCCGACACTCAAACGAATCTCAATACAGGTAGCAAATTCATTAAAACTATTATTATCAGAGATACACGAGGTGATTATAAACCAACAAATAAGCATTACGTCTTGCATGAAGGGCAAAGATTTAACATCAAATATGTAAAGCCAGATTATCAAGATAAATCTTATTTGCGTATCTATGGCGAGGTGGTCATTTAATGGGGGCAAGAATTGAAAGTAATAACATCGAACAAGGTTTGAAAAATGCAGTTTTAAAAATGAATTTAAATAGTAATGTAATTGTCAAAGCTGGGGCTATGTCATTAGTCCCGCTTTTAAAAAGTAATACACCTTTTGCGAATACTAAAAAGCATGCTCGCGATCACATAGCTGTTTCTAATGTGAAAACAGACAGACACACAAGTGAGAAAATTGTTACAATTGGTTACGCTAAAGGCGTCTCACATCGTATTCATGCAACAGAATTTGGAACAATGTACCAAAAACCACAATTGTTTATAACAAAAACAGAAAAGCAAGGGAAAAACAAAGTTTTAAAAACAATGCTTGATACTGCTAAGAGGTTGCAAAAATGATTAATGTTACCAAATTAATTAGAAACGCTATTATTGCAAATAACATTACAGATGAAGTGAATGTGTTTAACTACACTATAGATGACCATTTTCACGAAAAAACTGACAAGCCTATTATTCGTATATATCCCTTACCGTTCAATCCTGACACATACGCTGATGATAACGAGATTTCAAGAGAATACCATTACCAAATTGATGTTTGGTGGTCTCAAGATGAACCGAACGAGCAAGCAGAAAAAATTGTTGAGTTACTCAAAGTGATAAATTTTCAATGTTATTACAGAGAACCGTTATACGAGAGTGACGTCATGTCATTCAGACATATTATAAGAGCAAAAGGCTCGATTTTATCAATGAAATTGGAGGAAAATTAAATGATTGAAAAATTGAAACAAGCACCAAGATTTTTAAAATTAAACTTACAACATTTTGCAGATACAGGAGTTTCGGGTATCGCAATTGGGGTATCAAACTTTTATTATGCACCTATTTTAAAAGATACAGAAAATGAATGGGAAACTGGAGCTGGCACACGTATTCGTTTCTTAAAAGAAATTGAAGTAGACCGTCCACAAGATACCGAGGAAGATTATGGGGATGATATGGTCGCAGCAACTGCTGTATCTAATGGTAAACTAAGTGTTAAGACAACATTTGTTACTGTTCCTGCTGACGATAAGGCGTTCTTGAATGGCGCTAAAAAAGGTGTAGGTGGTTATAAATATGGAGCTAAGGATATCCCGCCAGATGTAGCGATTGTATTTGAAAGACGTAATCATGATGAGTCTTCAGAATGGGTTGGCTTGTTCAAAGGTAAATTCACTCGTTCAAGCATCAAAGGGCAAACAAAACAAGATAAAGTTGAATTCCAGAATGACGACGTAGAAGGCAATTTTATTGATCGTTTGTTTGATGAGAGCTCGCATGTTACTGGCTATGATAAAAAAGGAAGCACTACAGGGCGCGATTATGTATTCATGGAAACATTTGGTAAAACTTATGATGAATTCATGTCTAGTCGAGGAGAACAAAATATGGAACCTGTAGAAAAAGAAATGAAAAAAACAGAAAAAGTTGAAGTCACTTCTGTAAACGTCACTGATGAACAAGTTACAGTTAAAGTTGATGCTACTAAACAACTATCAGCCACAACCGAACCATCTGGACAGAAAGTAACTTATGCAGTGACTGAGGGGCAAACGTATGCTAGCGTAACATCAACTGGCCTCGTTAAAGGTTTGGCGGAAGGTAATGCGACCGTTACAGCGACTGCAGGAAAGCAAACTGATACTGTGCAAATTACAGTACAATCTAATTTAGAAATGTAAGTTTTGAGGGCTTAATGCCCTCTTTTTATTTTGGCCAAATTAAAAAGAAAGTAGGAATTTAATAATGGAACGTACATCAATTGAATTAATTACAGGATTTACAAAAACAGGAAAGCCGCAATATCAAAAGTATTTAGCGAAGCCGATTATTACTTTGTTTGAAACAATTCAAGGTTCAAAATTAGGTTTGAAACTTAACAAAGCCTTTAAGGGGGCTGATTTTAAAGATCTAACAGAAGAAGAATTTAATAACTTAAGTGTGACAGAACAGGAAGAATACAAAAACAAGCAAGAAGAATACGAAAACAACATGGCTGTACAAATGGAAGTATTAGAAGAAGTTTTGGATTTCATCGTTGAAGCTTTTGATAATCAATTTACCAGTATAGAACTTCAAAAAGGATTACCAAATGGTCAAGAAGGTATTGAAAAGATTGGACAGTTAATTGGACGAATTACAGGTGGGGAACCTAGCGATACAAAAAAGTTCGTGACAGAGAATCAGAAATAAGAAAAGAAGATTTAACACCTGAAGCTGTCTACAACAATTACAGGAAAATAGCTAAAGATTTGATAGAAAAGGGCATGGATGCAGAAAAAGTGGCTAACATGCCGATACACTTCTTTTTAGACATTGTCGAATCGAAGATTGAAACAAAGCGAACTGCGAAAAGTTTTAAAGATATTTTTTAATCAGCCTTTAAAGGTTGATTTTTTATTTACATCTTGGAAGAAAGGAGGTTTTTAAATGCCTAATCCTATAGGTAATATGGTCATAAAGGTTGATTTAGATGGTTCTGGATTCAATAGAGGTGTGACAGGTTTAAATAGGCAAATGAAAATGGTTTCGCGTGAGCTTTCGGCTAATTTATCACAATTTTCTAGATATGATAATTCATTAGAAAAGTCGAAGATAAAAGTCGAAGGTTTGAGTAAAAAACAAAAAGTTCAAGCCCAGATTACTAAAGAGCTGAAAGATAGTTATGACAAACTTAGTAAAGAAACTGGTGAAAACAGTGCAAAGACACAAGCTGCGGCTGCTAAATACAATGAAGCTTACGCTAAATTAAACCAATATGAGCGAGAGTTAAACCAAGCCACACAAGAATTAAAAGACATGCAAAGAGAGCAGAAAGCATTAAATACTGCAATGGGAAAACTTGGTACCAACTTTAATAATTTTGGTCCTAAACTTCAAGAAATTGGTAACAGTATGAAAAATGTAGGCCGTAACATGACTATGTATGTAACTGCGCCGGTGGTTGCTGGGTTTGCTGTAGCAGCTAAAAAAGGTATTGAATTCGATGACAGTATGAGAAAAGTTAAAGCAACTTCAGGTGCTACTGGGGAAGAGTTTGAAGCTTTGAAGAAAAAGGCTCGCGAAATGGGTGCAACAACAAAATTTAGTGCATCAGATTCGGCTGAAGCATTAAATTACATGGCACTTGCTGGTTGGGATTCTAAGCAAATGATGGAAGGTTTAAGCGGAGTTATGGATTTAGCGGCAGCATCTGGCGAAGAACTGGGAGCAGTAAGTGACATTGTTACAGATGGACTAACGGCATTTGGTTTAAAAGCAAAGGATAGTGGTCATTTAGCGGACGTTTTAGCACAAACTAGCTCGAAGGCAAATACGGATGTCAGAGGACTCGGAGAAGCTTTTAAATATGTCGCTCCTGTAGCAGGTGCGTTAGGTTACACGATTGAAGATACATCTATTGCGATAGGTTTAATGAGTAATGCTGGTATCAAAGGTGAAAAAGCAGGTACAGCGTTACGAACAATGTTCACCAATCTTTCAAGTCCAACTAGAGCTATGGGGAATGAAATGGAACGCTTAGGAATATCTATTACAGATAGTAATGGGAAAATGATTCCTATGCGAAAGCTTTTAGACCAACTGAGGGAAAAATTTAAACATCTTTCAAAAGACCAACAAGCTAGTTCTGCAGCTACAATATTTGGTAAAGAAGCGATGTCAGGAGCATTAGCGATTATAAATGCTTCTGATGAAGACTATCAAAAGTTAACCAAATCTATAAGATTCATCTACCGGCGCATCTAAAAGAATGGCCGATACAATGGAATCTGGTTTAGGTGGGAAATTAAGAACTTTAAGGTCGCAATTAGAAGAACTAGCCTTAACGATTTATGACAGAATAGAACCAGCACTAAAGATTATAGTAAGTGCTTTTAGCAAAGTAGTGACATGGGTTACTAAATTACCAACGTCAATTCAATTAGCGGTTGTTGGGTTTGGATTATTTGTAGCAGTTTTAGGTCCTTTAGTTTTTATGTTCGGTTTATTTATCAGCGTGATGGGGAATGCAATGACAGTTTTAGGACCCTTGTTAATAAACGTTAATAAAGCTAGTGGTTTATTCGCGTTTTTAAGAACTAAAATCGCATCACTTGTTAAACTATTTCCGATTTTAGGTGTGTCGATATCAAGTTTAACGTTGCCTATAACATTAATTGTAGGTGCATTAGTTGGTATTGGCATAGCTTTCTATCAAGCTTATAAACGTTCAGAAACTTTTAGAAATATTGTAAATCAGGCAATCTCTGGTGTAGCAAACGCATTTAAAGCAGCTAAACTAGCGTTACAAGGTTTCTTTGATTTATTCAAAGGTGATAGTAAAGGCGCGGTTACCCTAGAGAAGATATTTCCACCCGAAACTGTAGCAGGAATACAAAATGTAGTTAATACGATTAGAACAACTTTCTTTAAAGTAGTTGATGCAATCGTTGGTTTCGCCAAAGAGATAGGCGCTCAATTAGCCTCTTTCTGGAAAGAGAACGGCTCAGAAATAACACAAGCTTTGCAAAATATAGCTGGTTTCATTAAAGCAACCTTTGAATTTATTTTTAACTTTATTATTAAACCAATCATGTTTGCGATTTGGCAAGTGATGCAATTTATTTGGCCGGCGGTTAAAGCTTTGATTGTCAGCACTTGGGAAAATATCAAAGGTGTAATACAAGGGGCTATTAATATTATTTTGGGTATTATCAAAGTGTTCTCTAGTCTTTTCACAGGAAACTGGCGAGGCGTTTGGGACGGCATTGTAATGATACTGAAAGGTACTGTGCAGTTAATTTGGAATTTAATACAACTGTGGTTTGTAGGTAAGATTCTAGGTGTTGTTAGATACTTTGGTGGATTGCTTAAAGGTTTAATATCCGGTATCTGGGGTGTTATCAAAGGTATTTTCACAAAATCATTATCTGCAATTTGGAATGCAACGAAAAGTATTTTTGGTTTCTTATACAATAGTGTTAAATCTATTTTCACTAATATGAAAAACTGGTTATCTAGTACGTGGAATAATATCAAAAGCAATACCGTCGGCAAGGCTCATTCGTTATTTACGGGTGTAAGGTCTAAATTCACAAGTTTATGGAATGCGACGAAAGATATATTTACTAAATTAAGAAATTGGATGTCAAACATCTGGAACTCTATTAAAGATAACACGGTAGGTATAGCTGGTCGTTTGTGGGATAAAGTACGTAATATCTTCGGAAACATGCGTGACGGTTTAAAATCTATCATTGGTAAAATTAAAGATCATATCGGCGGTATGGTAGATGCTATTAAAAAAGGACTTAATAAATTAATTGAAGGCTTAAACTGGGTCGGTGGTAAGTTAGGTATGGATGAAATACCTAGGTTACACACTGGTACAGAGCACACACATACTACTACAAGATTAGTTAAGAACGGTAAGATTGCACGTGATACATTCGCTACAGTTGGGGATAAAGGACGTGGAAATGGTCCAAATGGTTTTAGAAATGAAATGATTGAATTCCCTAATGGTAAACGTGTAATCACACCTAATACAGACACTACTGCTTATTTACCTAAAGGCTCAAAAGTATACAACGGTGCACAAACTTATTCAATGTTAAACGGAACGCTTCCGAGATTTCATTTCGGTACTACTATGTGGAAAGATATTAAATCTAGTGCATCATCGGCATTTAACTGGACAAAAGATCAAATAGGTAAAGGTACAAAGTGGCTTGGCGATAAAGTTGGTGATGTCATGGACTTTATCGATAATCCAGGCAAACTTTTAAATTATGTACTTCAAGCGTTTGGAGTTGATTTCAGTTCTCTAACTAAAGGTATGGGTATTGCTGGCGATATAACAAAAGCTGCATGGTCTAAGATTAAGAAAAGTGCAATCAAGTGGCTTGAGGATGCTTTCGCAGAGTCGGGTGATGGCGGTGTATTAGATATGAGTAAATTACGTTACTTATACGGTCACACTGCTGCTTATACACGAGAAACCGGACGCCCATTCCATGAAGGTCTGGATTTTGATTACATTTACGAACCTGTTCCATCAACCATTAATGGTAGAGCACAAGTTATGCCTTTTCATAATGGTGGTTATGGAAAATGGGTGAAAATTGTAAAGGGCGCCTTAGAAGTTATTTATGCACATTTATCTAAATATAAAGTTAAAACTGGTCAACAAGTTAGGGTCGGACAGACTGTTGGTATATCGGGGAATACGGGGTTTAGTACAGGACCTCACTTACATTATGAGATGCGTTGGAATGGAAGACATAGAGACCCGTTACCGTGGTTAAGAAAGAATAATGGGGGCGGCAAAAGTACACCCGGTGGTAATGGTGCAGCTAATGCTAGACGAGCTATTAAGGCTGCTCAAAATATTTTAGGAGGAAGGTATAAGGCGAGTTGGATTACTAACGAGATGATGCGTGTTGCGAGTCGTGAATCCAATTATACAGCTAATGCAGTCAATAATTGGGATAGCAACGCAAGAGCTGGTATACCTTCAAGAGGTATGTTCCAAATGATAGATCCTTCATTTAGAGCGTACGCAAAGTCGGGTTACAATAATCCTCTCAACCCAACTCATCAAGCTATATCGGCTATGAGATATATTGTGGGTAAATGGGTACCAAGAACAGGCTCATGGAGAGCTGCGTTCAAACGCGCTGGTGATTACGCATATGCTAGTGGTGGCAAAGTCTATAACGGATTGTATCACTTAGGGGAAGAAGGATATCCAGAGTGGATAATACCTACTGATCCAAGTAGAGCGAACGAAGCACACAAATTATTAGCTTTAGCTGCTAACGATATTGATAACCGCTCTAAAAATAAGCGACCAAACAACTTACCAAATCCAAGTATAAGTAATAGTGATACAAACTATATTCATACATTGGAGAATAAACTGGATGCGGTTATTAATTGTTTGGTTAGTTTGGTTGAGTCTAATCAAGTTATTGCAGATAAGGATTACGAACCAGTTATTAATAAGTATGTGTTTGAAGATGAGGTAAATAATTCTATCGATAAACGAGAGCGTCACGAATCTACAAGAGTTAGATTTAGAAGAGGAGGCACGATAATCTAATGCAAGATACAATTCAAATAGACAATAAAACAATTGGATGGCTGGTTGTGCAAAGAGGGTTCGAGATACCCTCTTTTAATTTTGTTACTGAAAAAGAAAACGTAAAAGGTAGAGCGGGATCTATTGTTAAGAATCGTTATTTAAATGATATCGAATTTGATTTACCATTAATTATTCGAAACGAAAAATTGTCACCAGGTGGAGAAAAAACACACGATGATATATTAGAAGCATTGGTCAAGTTCTTCAATATTAAAGATTTAACACCTAAAAAACTTAAATTCAAATCTCAAAACTGGTATTGGTTTGCATATTTTGATGGTCCATTAAAATTACCGAAAAACCCAAGAGGTTCAGTGAAGTTCACTATAAAAGTAGTGTTAACAGATCCTTATAAATACTCGGTAACTGGAAACAAAAACACC